ATATTGCAATTCGGGAAGTGAGATCATTCCCGGAACTTTTAATAAAGTGTTATATAGGCGATCAGTATGATTACTGCGGATAATATGAGCCTCTCGGCTGTGCTCTGTGAGAGCCCAAAGAATTTCTTGAGTAGCTGTGCGGTCATCATCCAAAGTTTGTTGATAAGCCAAAGGTGTTTTTTCAGCCCAACGGCTAATGGTTTGAAAGTCGATCTCATCGCCAACGCATAAAACGCTGTCAAATCTTTCACGCTTAGCCAACTTAATGACATTTTTGACTGCTGTTTCATGATGATAGGGAATTTGCAAATCACTTATTACTAAGTATCGCTTAATCGTCATCCTCATCGTCAGTTGGATCTATTGATGGGATAATCCCACCATCGCCCACAATCCAATCAGGGAATGTCTTATGTTCAGTCATTAACCAAAAAGCGTGCTCAGGTGTGAATCCTGCTTTTCTAGCTGCTTTATAGCATTCGTGCAAAGCCATGTAATGCTGATCTATTTTGTTTAATGGCTCAGGAGTTTGGCGAACGACTCGACGATTGATCTTTTTGCGTTTGATAGGTTTTCGTGTGTTCGCCATAAATAAAATTATCGCTTAGAGATTAAAACAAACAGATCATCGACACGCTGTTCAAGTCGATTAATCTGATCTTTAATTGATGATCCTCCGTTTGGTTTTAACTCAGCCAAATAAGATTTAATAAGAAAGCGAACTCCCATGAATAAACTTGTTGATATGCCGCATACGCCAACGGCGATACCAACCCATTCGTTGGCTGTCATTTCGCATTAATTCCATAATCAGCTTCTATGCCGGACTTTGGATCTAATGCTTTTGCGATAGGCGCAACTAATGCTCCAGCAAGGATTGCAAACTCTGGTCGAATATCAGCAACAATTGCCAAAAGGACAGTTATGCCGGAAGCAGCCACAGCTCTTAAATATGACTTAATTGCAGCCTTGTGTTTGTTTGATAGTTTCATGCGTTGCCTCCTAGTAGTGGGATGTTAAAAAACTCTGAATTGTTATCTTGATCTTTTTTGAAACTGATATGAATATGGTGGTTGTGTGGATTGCCTTTGTATGATCTCCAACGCCATCCGAGCAATGGGGATGCAATACGGCTTTGATGAATTACATAACTGATGCGACCATGGGATTTCCCGAATGATCGAATTTGATCTGCCAGATATGCTGAAAGCCCTTTGTCGTCAGAAAGCCGAGCGTCAATATCAATTGCTCGCACGCATCCTGTTGCATCTGGGTTGTGATCGCTTTTTCGTGTGCTATGTCTAGCATCACCAATCCACCCATCAGATTTACGCAAACGCTCTGGGAAGCAATCATCAATTTGTTCCCTAAGTTGAACAGCTGCTTTAGATAGGTAAGGCTTCATTACAAGCCTAGAGCCTGTAAATCCTCAACAGTTAAACCAAGGGCAGCAAGTTTAGCCTGTGCTGCTGTTTTAGCCTGTGCCTTCGCTTGGGTTTCAACTAAGCGAATTTCCTCTAACTCAATAATTGCTTGGTCAACTTGTTCCTGAGTAACTGTTAAATTATCTGGCTTAATAAAAGTTAAACGATCAAGATCATTATTATAGATTACAAACTCAGAATTAGGGTGTATGCGTGAGATTGCTTCAGATACTGATATTTTCATTATGCACCTATTTCCATTGCAATTAATGTGCTGTTGATTGTGTTAACACCCGCAGTTGATTTGTTGATTATACTAGTTTGTCCTGATACATAACTCCTAAATCTAACTTTGTAAGTGGTTGCAGAAGTTGTCGCTGGGCTGTCCACATAAGAAAAACTTATTGGGCCAGCATATAAATAACCATCTGTGTTATTAAAATGTGTGCCATCTGCACCAAAGTAAATTTGAGTTGCACCTCTAACAAGTTCCAAATATACTGAGTTATTAACATTTCCATTTAATTTAGCCACATTACCGCAAGTCGCTATTAATAAAATTCTTGAACCTGAAGCGGCAGGGGTAATTGTTACTTCTAAACCTGTGTCTTGGAATGTAGCAGCAGTTGTTGATACCTCGCCATTTACTGTGTCTTGAATAACTTGAAGTATTTTACCGCCACCGCCGGCAGGAGTAGCCCAAGAAGGCACGCCCCCGGCAACAGTTAATACCTGACCAGTTGTTCCAATTGCTAATCTTGCAGGAGTGCTTGCCCCGCTTGCGTAAATAGTATCGCCAGTAGTTGTTAATAAAGCATTCTGAATTGCATTACTATCATCTTGAGCAACCCAAGTAAAATCCATGTCGGTATTTGAATTTTTTGCTAATACTTGACCACTTGTTCCACCTTTAAGATCAACCAAAGATGTATCAATGGCTGAACCAAGTGTGCGGATAGCAGCTGCGCCATCCTTAACCAGATCTGTGTCGTCCGGTGTTTCCCAATTAAAATTCGTTGTGTTTGCCATATTAGGCTACTGCTCCAATCGCATTTTCCCATGTAAGTGTACCACTTAGAGTGTTCCAAGCCTCTGAGGCCGATACTTGCTCCCATTGAACTGCTACTGTTGAGAATTCGATCGGACTCAGATTTATGGTTAAAAATAATTCGTTGAATCTAGTGCTCCAACGCCAGCCTTCAACATAACCCTCAAACTGTTGAGTTGGGGCTATCTGGACAGGCAAGTCTGTTATTCGCATTGGCTGACCCACAAAGATCCCAAGCAAGGCATCTCGGTCTGCATCATCAATTGCTGAGTTTGTCAATGGAAATGTAATGCTATCGAATAAGGCTCTTGGATAGGATCTTAGAGATATAAACCGATTAGCCACAGCTTGAGCATCGGTGGCATCATGCAAGACTGTATTGATCGTTTCGCCTCGATAACCAAAAGTTTCAATACTGTCTAAATCAATTGCGCTTACTTGTGAACCAAAGTTGTTTCCGTAATTTAGGAATACATCGTTGCGGACATCTGCGCCCCTAGTCAAAACCTTTAATCCTGCTCCAAAGGCTGTGTTTGCTGAAATCTCTGTATAGCCATTATTGGCAAGATAATTCTGCCTGTGTAAAGCATCGGCATATCCAATGCGACCTTCATTGTCCTCATACAAAACACCAAATGCGCTATCAGCAATAAGGCTTGCAATGTTATAGACAGTATCAGGATTTGCACCTCGATTTGTAATTTCATAAACTCCTGGACGATCAATCTCCCCAAGTCCTATATTCTCCGCATTTGCCCAAGTAATTGTTGGGTCATATCCTGCCCATGTTTCAGCTGCTGGCACTTCATTCCAGTTGTTTAAGAATAGATCAGCAAGCAATTCAAACATTTGATCGCCATCATCATCTCGAGCCAATGTGCCGTCATAGATAACCTTTGGCAATTTAGCCAATGAACCTAATGCAATAATCGTATAAGTAAAGGTTTCGGCAATGCTACTAGCTGAGGCAACCTCGGCGGTGATGTCTGTAATGTTGCCACCAAATAAAGTCTTAAACGCATTGGTGCTATCTTTGACTTGTAAGGCTATTCCGTCATTGATTTGCAAATTATAGTTTTCATTGTTTAAAGCCACCATTGTGATCTGAATATAAGATGGCGTTGGTTGGGCATAAATATCCTCACGACCTGCCTGATGGGATATATCAGAGATGGTGACATCGGTGTATTCCACACCATTGATGCTTAACTTATATTCAGGCGTAAAGACTGACATTATCTCGCTCTAGTGATGCCGCTGTTATAGAGCTGTGGAACTGATCTTGATGAACTCTGATTAATGACCTTAGCAACTGCTCTAGCAGCACCCTCAGAATCTACCGCTTGAACTGTAATGTTATTAACAGTTGGTGTTCGGCTTTCTCTAGTGTTTGCTGGAACTGCTGGCAATGGTGCTGCGCCTAACATTCCAGCCTGACTTGCACTTGGAGAAATATTTGGAATATAAGCAATATCTGCTCCGGGTTTAGCAAGGTTAGCAAATCGAATTGCTTGGTTGGCTAGTTCAGTTAATCCACCGACTACCTCTCTAACAAAATTAATGAATCCCTTTAATATATCTGCAAGCGCACCAATTGCTTTTCCAAATGTTTCAGCACCCTTTTGGCTTTGTGCTAATCCTGCACTTAAACCTTGATCGCCAGTCAATCCTGCAATGAATGCATTTAGGGTTGGTATGCCTGTTTCGTTTAAGAATCCAATAAAACTTTCAACCGCTGGAAGTAATGCAACACCCAAGGATTCTTTGGCTTCATCAAATCCTACTTTTAAGCGATCAATTTTGCCTTGGAATGTTTCAGCGTTAGCAGCTGCTGCTCCACCATAAAGATCCGACAATCTTTCTTGCACTTGAGTGAATGACAAGGTGGATAGTTCAGCCTTTGATAAACCAAGACCTAATCTGCCTAAAGCTGTGGTGTTTCCATCCTGAGCCCTGCCTAAAGCATTGGCAACAGTTTCTAATTCTAATCCTCGACCTTTAGCAATATCTAAAGCAAGGTTTAATAATTTTTGGGCTTCTTCAGTTGATTTTGTCGAAACCGCTAATCTCTGCATTGCTGGACGAAGTTGGTCATCAGCCACACCAGTTGCTAAAGATGTCTTTAAGATATAAGCCTCAGTTGCCCTTATTTGGTCATCAGTAGCCCCTGTGGCGGTGCGTAGGGCAGCAGCCAACCTTAACTGAGCAGCCTCATCCTCAATGGCAGCCTTGACCCCATCAACGGCTAATTTAGTGCCATAGGCAACAGCAGCAGCAGCAGCGACTGCGAATGCAGCAGCAGCCTTCTTGCCAAACTCTGAAATCTTGCTTGAATTACTTTCGACCGCTTTGTCGGCTTCGCCTAGCTTCTTTTTTAAGTCATCAACATCGGCAAGGATTGATAACTTTAATGTGCGATTACCGGTTGCCATTAGACCCATTCCTTAATGATGCGATTGAAAGCCTGTTCCCACTTATTAATCAATTCAGGCTGAATTCTGCGAAGGGTTGGATATATGAACCATCCTCGAGATCCACGACCTTGCCGTCCCGAATAACTAGGGAACTGTTTAAATTTATTTGAACCAAACTCAACGCCACCCCATAGTGTTTGCGTAGTAGCACCACCTGAAAACTTTTGTCTTGCGAAACCATACCGGAACTCACCGATTTTGCTCGACTTAGAGATGCTAACGCCATCTGCGACTCTCTGCGCAACTTCGCCAGCCTTTGTTCGAGTTCTAGCTGCCTGTTTAATTTCCTCTGACGCAAAATAAGCCAGAGCAGCAGATTGACTTCTTGCTTCCTCTGTTGCTTGGTCATCCATAAGTTTGAAAGCCTTGTAAATATCACGCAAATCGTTTTTATTGTATGCAATGGTTTCTTTAGCCATTCCTTGCCTCCAATATCTCGATCGCTGTTAATATGTCATCCGCATCAACCCATTCACTCATTGGTATCTTTGTGGCAATTGCCAACTCGACCAATAATCTGTTTAGGCTTCCTGCTTTATGGCTTTTGGGTTTGCATCACCAACGATGACATCCGCTACTGTTTCCATCCAAATATCCATTGGTTTGATGGGCTTATCTCCTGCAAGTTCACGCTT